TTATCTTTTACAATTGGATACAAGGTATCACCACCTTATAAGTATGTGTTTCTATAATTAAAAAACACAGTTACGTTTAAATTAGTTCCATCTATAGTGAATGTGCTGTCACCAACTGGTATTTTTACAAAGCTACCTGTAAAATCCATAAGTTTATTAACTTTTTCTCCGTATGCATCTATGGTATAACAAAGCATTTTTTCACAGTCTACATAAACCTTTTCTGTTATGTTTTGAATTGTAAATCCACCTGTGGAGTTTGAAATACTTATAGAGTCTGCTGTTCCATCTATCTCTATTACTGGCATAGCTTCATAAGTACCTAAATTTGTTACTGTAGCCTCTTGATAACCAGTAATATAAAAATTGTTTTGAAGGTCATATCCAACTGGAATATCAGAATACAAATAAACCTCACTATCAAGTATTACATTTTCGTTTAGATAGGTTGAATAAGCAAAAGGTTTGACTTGAAAAGTAAGGTTTAAAATATCAATAGAATTGTCTATTTTACTACTCATTCCTATTAATCTACCAGTGTAGTATTTATCAGATTCATAATCTAAAATAAGCTGTCCTTCTTTACTGAGCCACTGTGATATTTCTCTAATTTTTAATCTTCTTAGTGAGAAATCAGATTCTATAAAAACACATTCAAGTTCAATTATTTTATCTTCATAACCATTTTCAAATTTATATGAACCATGTCTATTAGGTACAACTTCCTCGACTATTCTTTTTTTAGCAAGTGGGGGAAGGTTTTTAGTTTTAATATAAATTCCATATTCGCTTGAATGTTTATCTATATTATCAGTTGTAAACCTAAATCCATACATTAACTAACACCTGCCCCTCTAGTTGCTGAATTTTGAAGCATGTAAAGTTCTCTAGCAATTCTTTTTATATCTGCTTCTTCCCTAACTACTAAGCTTGAAATGTTAAAATTATTTATAATTCTTCCAAGTAAACTTTGTGTTTCTTCTGCTGTATATACTTTTTCTCCACCTTTAAAATTAACAAGTTCAGGTCCTTCTTCTCCTACTAAAGCTAATCCAGCTTTGGCATAATCTGTTCCAGTTGCATATCCATTTCCAATCCATCCACCTGGCTCTTCATCCTCATCACTATCATCAACTGTCCTCATATTTCCATCGTCATCTATTATTGTGTGAGTACCATCTTCATCGAATATGTGATGTTCTCCTGTATCTGAGTTGTAATAGCTTTCTGAATCGTCATCATCACTACCGCCACCACTTGTTCTATATACACTATCACTTATTTTATCTCCAAAATACTTCTTTTGTTTTTTTAATTTAGATGTTGTTTCTTCTATTTCTTCTCCTAGATCTGCTTGAGCCACTTTAAGCTCTAATAATCTGTTTTTATATTTAAGCGCTTCTATAGAACCTTCTCCAAACTTTTCAATAGCTTTATTTAAAGCCTGTTCTGTTGCTTCAATTTCTATATTTAGCAATTTATGTTTTTCTCTTTGGACTTCTAACTGCTTTGAAAGATCTTCTGAACTGTCAGCAACTATGTCATTTTTTATCTTCCAAAGTTCATATTTATTTTCTATTATGCTTACTGTATTTCTAACATAGTTTTGTACTTTACCCAAAGCATCAGCTATCTTTGTTGCAAGATTTTCAGATGCATTTCTAACTTTATAAGCATTATTCTCAAGTCCTTTTGTGAACATGTCAACAAAATTAGGTGCCCATTTATCACTATCAGATGCAGGCCCTTCTTTTGTCGGAGAACTAAAACCTAGAAAATCTTTTATAACTCCAGCTACTTTCTTAACTCCATTTTTCACATCTTCAACCTTAGACTTGATTCCACCTACGAACATGTCAATCATATTGGTTGCCCAGTTTCTAGCACTATTAACTAAATTATCAAAAGTGCCTACCACTTTATTTTTTATATTAGTAAATACAGATTTTATAGCTTCCCCCAGTTCAATTGCTTTAGCCTTTACTGTGTCCCAGTTGCGATATAAATACACCCCTGCTGCAACTGCTGCTCCTATTGCTAAAACTATTCCACCAGTCGCAAGGTTTAGTGTCCCCATTGCTGCACTTAATCCCTGTGTTGCTAAAGTTTGTGCAAATGTTGTAGCTGTCCATGCTGCATATAACCCTTGAACAGTTTTGATTACTTTTAAAGCTCCTATAGCAGCAGCTAACCCTGAAATTATAGGTATTAGAGTTTCTGAATTTTCTTTTGTCCACTGTATTGCTGTGCTAAACTTAGTAAAAAGCTCTATACCTGTGTCTGCTGCATCACTCACCTTTTGTTTTATCATAGGCATATTATCACGAATGTTGTTGGCAAGTTCAGTAGCTTTTGGAAGTAATCTTGTCCCTAGCTCTGCTACAATATCTTTTACTTGTCCTTTCAGATCTCTTATTGTATTAGCAAAACCTCTGTTGGTCTTTTCTGCATCCCCTATAGCATTTTTGCTTTGTTCTGTTGCTATAATATATCTAAGCTTGATTTTTTCAAGTTCTGTAAGCTCTTTATATTCCTTATTCCATCCAAGCTCCTGTAGCTTCTGTTTCATTACAGTTTCATTTATAACAATTCCTAAGGCCTTTAAGTTTTCGGTCTCCGATTTGTTATCGTAAAGGCTTTTTATCCTTTACTTCTTTAGGTTTCCCTAAAGTCCAGCATACATTTTCAACCCATTGGGTTGGTCGACACTCGTGGGGGTATTATATTCTGCAAATGCAGTTTCAACCCCTATGCGTTACAATGCCCAAGGCTTTTTAATTCCTTGGGTTATCTCGGTATTACCTTATTTAATATTTCTTCCACTTCTTCATACTTCCAGTATGGGATTTGGAAGAAATATGAAACTTAGGCTTCACCGATTTTGCCGACTTTTCACTATATTGTTACCAATATAGGGGGCAAGAATCTACCCAAGAGACCTTTCCTAAGTCTTTCAACTGCTTCTTCTGCTCCACCTTGTATATTCTGAAAACTTGCTAAATCAGTACCTAGTTCTTGTATTTGTGTAGAAAATTTAAAGGCTTCTTGTGTGCTTGCTCCAAATCCAGTTAGCATGTCCTGGCTATCTGCAAGCATACCTTTTATTTCTACTCTAGATCCACCGACCTTATCTCTAAACTCTTTAGCCCAGCTTTCAGCAGCATTTGTCATTTCTCCAAACACAGTTTCAAACTTAGATTGCATTTCTGCTGCATCAGAAGCAATTTGCACTGATTTAACCCCTACACCAGCTATAGCTGTTCCTATTGCTGCTCCTGCTACTGCTATACCTTTTGCAATTTTGCCAAAAGTTTGACTAAGCTTACTAGCTCTATTATCTATATTATCAAGTTTTTTATAAACTCCGTTATCCTTTAATTTTACAACACCGTACAAATCGAATAATTTCATTATCTCACCACCTTATTTAAAGGCATAAAAAAAGCACCCTTTTAGGATGCTTACTCAGTTATATATTTGATTAATTTCTTGTAAAAATTCATCATTGATTCTACATCAATAAACCTCAATTCATACTCTCTGTCTCTTGTGCTTATAATTAATTTAGTTGTTGTGATAATTCCTTTGTTTTCTCTTTGTATTGTTGCTGAATTGATTTTACTATACGGTATAGAAACTACACCTAAACTTTTTAGTATTGGTATTTGAGTTACAAATATAAGCCTTTTGTTTGTTAGACAGTTGAAATGATCTTTAATTCCATAAACTTCTTCTACTTCTTCACCTTCAATTAGGTATTTTTCAACCTCTGATTTAATGTCTTTTTCAACCTTTTCCTTATTTCCACCAAATAAAGCCATAATAAAACCTCCTGTACTATATATTTATTACTATTATATGTAAAATAATAGCAAAAATTCAAGTACAGGTTATTTTTTTCTAAAACTTTTTAAAATATTTTCAACATCTGTTAATATTTCTTTCTTATCCCTCTTCTTATTTTTAATCTTTTTAGGACCAGGTTTAAGCAATCTATTTTTATATTCCTCAAAACTAATAAATTTGATTTGTGGTTTATTTGTAAATGGATTTAGTGTTTCCATATAAGGGTAAATGCTAATCCATCTTTCCCATAATTTGTCCTCTAATAGCTTTAATCTAGCTTTACTTATCATTTCAAGACCTTCAACGATGTCTAGGTCTAAAATAAAATTAATGTCGCTATATCGACTTAGTAGAAGGTCATAGGTTTCAGCTGCATCTATTTGGCAGCTTGCTTGAAAAAACTCATAAACCCCTCTTGTCCGAATAACTTTTTAAAAGCGTTTATCGTTTCTTCAATCTCCATGTCTAAAAACTCTTTAGGTTTAATACCAAGTAAATCGCCCATAAACTCAGCTATTTCATTTTCAGCTAGGTCTAGTCTTTCAAGTATAATAAACACCATATCAGTTCCTAGATCTTCTAAAATTTCGCCTTTCTTTTTGCCCTCTGCATTATAATTTTCAGTTGCCTGCTTTAAGCTATCTTTTATACCTAGCTTTCTAAGTATTCTTGTAAATTTAAACAGATCTTTAGTCTTTAGCTTTCTCATTTCCATATACTAAACCTCCTATATAAAGAAAATAAGACACTCGTTGTAGAGTGCCTTATGCAGTTGGAGCAGTAACATCACCAGTAATTTTTGGATAATAAATTTCAAATGGTGGAGTATCTAAATCATCAGCATCATAATGTCCTGTGAAGGTTACTTGCATAACTGCTTCTCCACTATCCTCAGCAGCAAATGAAAGCCCATCTGTATTAACTGCATTTTTTACTATTATGATAACTGGATTTGAGCTTCCTGTAAGTCTACCTACAAAAGCTATATTATCTATATAATCACTTACTGATATATCATTTTTAGCTGTGATAATATCAAAGGTGTCATTTGTCGTAGTGTCAATCTGTCCTGTTGCTAGTGCTGTTGCTATATTATCAGCAGTCATTTCAAGTATATTTGTAGTAAGCCTTACCTCCCAGTTGTCTACTACTGAAAGGCCTTTCGCATCGCCTTTTACTCCATCTATTTCAATCTTTCTCATGTTAGGCTGTGCTGAAAATTCATTTCCACCTTGGGTAGCCCCAAGTAGAGTTCCAGTCATTGTTGCTATATCAAAGTTTTTATATACTGCTCCTGCATCTAAAAGCAAATGTTTGGCAGTATTGCTATTATAACCGGTAGTTTGTACGGTCATAAAATTACCTCCTATCTAAAATAAGTTTTCACATTGTATCTTAATTGCCTTCTATGAATAGAAGGGTCAGTATCAGGCACCATAAGCCTATTAATTCTATATATAGACACATGAAAGTTCTCATCTAAAATTTGAAGTCTATTTAGTTTTTTATCTATATTATCTGTGATAGTTTCAAGTTCTGTAGTATCAGCTTTGTTGTCCCATATATCAATTTCAAGTGTGAAATCTTCCCTATGTTCATCCCTATTTGAATTGGGGAATTTATAAACTATATAAGGAAATTCTGCATTTTGTGGGGCCAGTTCAAAATATACCCTGCTATGCACTTCATTTAATTTTGAGTATATAGATTGAAACAAACTAACCAATTTTATTCAACTCTCTTTCGGCAAGTTTCTTGATTCTGCTTTTGTTTTCTTCAACTGCTGGGGTAAGATAAGGTTGTGCTCTTTGTTTGTAAGTTCCTTTTTCAACATAAACTGCATATTCTGTGTTTGTTCCTATAAAAACTGATTTATCATTATCTATTATTTCATTTTCTATACTTCCTCTAAGATTACCAGTATCAACTGGTGCTCTAACTTTAGCTTCACTTGTCACAAACTCCCCTATAGCATGTAGGGCTCTTTTTTCAGCTTTAGTTATAGCTCTAAGCACATCTTTTTTATAGCTTTTATACTTAGTCATTTAAAACACCCTTATATTCTAGGTCTATCTGCATAAATTCGCCTTTGTTATCTACTAGCTTAACTTCATAAATATTGCCATTATCATTTATTCTATCTGCTACAGTAATATCTGTTATTTCACAATACATTCTGTGGGTAGAGTAAATAGTTTCTTTATCTGCTACTACTCTCTCATTTCCTCCTAAAGTTCGTATATAGGCATTTATAGTTGCTAGTGTTGTCCATGTCTCTATAACCCCACCAAAGCCATTGTCGGTGGTTGTAAGACGTTCTATGATTACAGATT